CTAAAAAAGTGAGGTCTGCTTTCCGTGTACATTGTCGTAGTTGCATACCATCCACTCTTCTTGCTTTCGTCTGCTCGTTTTCGATGCAGAGATAGTTCGTTCTACCCTGTGGATAATCCAGCCGTTTCTATTTGCATATTCCTCTATCATCGGCAGCGGGAACATAGTTAGCATGAACTTACCCTTCACGCCTTCCAGGAGCTTCAGCAAGTCCTCCATGTTCTGTTCGTTAAAGCATCCCTCGTAATGTCCGCAGTCGCTGTTTATATACGGCGGATCGACGAAGTGAAACGCCTCCGGACTATCATAGCAGGCTATCACCTCCAAGGCGTCACGGTTCTCAATGGTTACACTCTCCAAGCGGGCACACAGATGCTCTGTGAACTCATCCTTCGCATTGGCCAGCTTCTTGGGCATACCACCATCGAAATCATAACCGAACGATCCGTCCATCATACTGGCAAAGCTCATCTTACACAATGCCCACACCGCCCATGCTCGCTGTGCCTGGTTGAAGAACTGCGGATAATTGAGTATATGTGCCGCATGGACGTGCATATCCCGGCTATGAAGCGTTTTATCGACTTCAACCTTCAGTTCCTGGTAGCATACCTTTGCCATCCAGTAGAAGGTTGTCAAGTCCATATTCAGGTCATTTATAACTTCCGCATCAGCGGTTCTCTTTGCAAACAGGACGGCAGCGCCACCACAAAACGCCTCAGTGTACATTTTGTGAGGCGGGATCAGCGGCAGGATGTGTTTAAGCATCGTTTGTTTGCCGCCATAATAACTTATCGGAGTTTTCATTTTGTCAGGAATTTAATTGTTACTACTTTTGTAGAGCCAATCACTTATAAATAAAAAAGCGACACGTCGCAGCAGAAGGCATTAAGCCCTCGGCTGTGCGGCGTGTCGCATTTTGTTAGTAAGTGATTGGCGTCTTTACTAACGGCCGGGGGCTTTATTTTCACCCCCGGAAAAATCAATTTATAAATTTAGGATTGCTTTAGCGTCGTTTTTGCATTGTTCCCGGTACGCCTGATATGTATCCCATTCCTGGCGGAATTCAGCAGAACGCTCATTATCCGGGTCTGCAAGGGAGATAAGCATGTTTGACTGGAGGGCTTCCACTTCGCTTTGAGTATAGCGTTTGCGGATCAGCCCATTCACAAAGGCTTCATAGCAGGCCTCTGTGGCTTCAATAAGTGTTCCGCCGTCCGTTTCCTCGCCTTCATAGGAATAGCCCGTTACAGGCTCGGAAAGTGGCGCAACTGCCGGTTCTTCGGCCGGCATTGGTACTGACGGAATATATTCTTCACGTCCTTCGTTCAAGTAAAGCAGATAATGCTCTGCGTCAAAATGTAGATAAGTTCTTCTTTCTTTATAAACTTGCTTATTCATAATTCTTTTTTTTAGTCATCCGGGTCGACAACCGTATAAAAACTATTGCCTCTGTCCCCGAAATTTTGTTTTATAATCTTTGCCTCACATGGATAATCCTCCAGTTCGGTCTCTTTAAATACTTTTGCCAGTGCCTCTGATCCGGTAAAACTGATGTGCTTCTCTCCAGCTTTAGCGACAGTACCATCGGGAAGTTGGATATCCTCCTTCAGGATGTACTGGATCGTTAATAACTCACCCCGATATTTGGAGTTGCTGATATCGTATGCAGTCAGTTGAATTACTTTGCCTACGATAGCTTCTATATGCAGCTTTTCGCCGTCCAGTTTGCCCTGGCCTTTTCTGATTTCTGAAAACTTTTTCATTCCTAATATTTTTAATAAGTTATTTGAGTTACAATGTGACATGAATCCCATCTCGCTGGCTACCTGAAGGCGTATCTCATCATCCGGCAACCCTCGTTTGCGCAATCGTGCCACTTTACGACAGAGCGCCTTTTTGTTCTTTTTCCGTGCCAACACATGCGTATGGTAGCTGACATATCCGATAAAGTCTACGCCCCGGCTTTCGACCGGATAAACCTGATAATTCTTTTTTATGGAAAGACGCCGGTAATCATTCAGGTAGTCATTGATTGCCACGAGCCAGCCGTGGAGCTTCTCTTTATTATCCGCTAACAGGACGATATCATCCGCATATCGGTAGTAGTACCGAACTCCATAGGACTCTTTTAGCAAATGATCCAGCTCTGAAAGGTACAAATTAGCAAAAAACTGGCTGAGATAGTTGCCGATGGGCACACCTGTATCGGCTGAGTCGATGATCCCGTCCAGGAGCCATAACAGCTCCGGGTCTTTAATCTTCTGGCGGATTACTTCTTTCAGGATTTCGTGATTTATACTGGGGTAGAACTTACGGACATCCAATTTCAAACAGTAGGCGGTTCCTTCAGGATCATCCTGTAAGTCCCGGCGAAGTTTGTTTAAGAGCGGATGAATGCCCCGGCCTTTGACACACGCATAAGTATCACGAGTAAAGTTTCGTGTCCAGATCGGCTCAATTAGCAGCATAATCGCCCAATGAACGACCCGGTCACGGAATGGGAGTTTATAAATTATTCTTTCTTTGGGTTCATAAAGCGTAAAAATGTGATAGTCCGATGTCTTGTAAGTATGGCTTAGAAGTTCCCGGCGGAGTTCCTCCAGGTTGGCTTCCAGATTTTTACCATACTCCAGAACATCGCTACGGTTACGTTTGCCGATAGAAGCGTTTTCAAACGCCTCACGTAGATTGTCGATGGAGCATATACGCTCGTAAAGGTTACCGTATCTTTTCATTTTTCTGCTTTGCTTATTCGGGAGCCTTCGAACCGTTGCCGGCCTACCAACACCCTTTGTGCTTCGTTATCTTTTGCCAAGAGGCAAGGTCTTTCCTTCAAACTCCTACAATTTCTATTGCAAAGTATAGGGGAGCCGAGACATTCGCATTCGCATTCGTGACTGCATTGTTCGAATTCGTATAAGACGACCCTGCATTCGTACCTGCATTCGCATTAGAGCCGGCAAGACGACAGCGGAGACTACTCATCCCGGAAGAAAACAACCTGATATTAGACTCGTTAGCATATTCAAATACCGGTGAGCTATGATATCACCGCAAAAGTACTGTTTTACGGGCACTTACACAAAAAAACCAAAAAATAAAAAAAATCGACCGCCTGACGGCGGAAGGAACACTCCCGCCGGGGAATAACCTTTATTTAATAGGAATGAAAAATATTTCAAAGAACGCTTCGCTTTTCCGTTTCCGCCTCGCTACGCTCGGAAGGAATGTCTTAGTTTATTACAGGGTCTTCTTTAAAGTAGCAGAGGGGAGCCGAGACATTCGCACTCGCATTCGTGACCGCAGCGTGCGAATTCGTACAAGACGACCCCGCATTCGTACCCGCATGCGCATTAGAGCCGGCAAGACGACAGCGGAGACCCTGGGAACTGGCAGCATTTGTATAAAAATAGTCTGCAAAATAAGTCGAAGCAGACCCGCCGACTTCCGTCGGAAGCATCGCAAGTTTATTCATGGAAACCCTTTTTATGTAACCTTCCGAACGGGGAAGTTCGCACGCTTTAATCATGCCGTCCAGGCTGGCGTCATTGTAAGAAGCATAAAGCGACGGCGCCACGTAGCCTTCTGTTTTGCTGGCGCCGGCATTGATAATGATACCCCGGACGATACGGTAAATGTGCCCGTACAAGTTCTTCAGCCCGAAGAAAACCGGGACTTTGGCCGCATAACGGACGGTTCCGTCGGCGTTCATAACGTTATAGGTCGCTTCGCCGCAACCGTCGCCCAGTTCGACACCGGCGGAACACGGAACGACAGGATTATAACCGTTGTAGCCGTTCCAGTCCGGCATGTTGGTAACACCGGCACCCAGTCCCCCCTGATACAGCCCGTTTGCGTCCTTTTCGGGGTTTACGGCGGTCTGAATATGACGGGTACCGAAGATGATCCGGAAAAGGTATTCGGGTACCGCTTCAGCGACATACCAGTTTGCGTCCCAGCCTTCACCACGTTTACGGGCGTAAGTGGAATAATTGCGGTAAGTGATGCCCGTCGCAACTTTTCCCAGTTGGGTGCGGTAGGTGCCGTCCCAGTCGGTTTGATTGCCGCCGCCCCGGTATTGCGCCGTTTCGTTGATTATGGAACAAAGTATCAGGTTCGTGCGGTCGACAACACCGCCGCCGATGGCTGCCGTACCACCTTCAGGGATGCAGTAACATTCTTTACCTTCGATTGGCTCGGTACTTACTGCCTCATACAGATAGTTACCTTCCTTCCAGGAAGCATAATAATGTTTGTTCCAACACCACATGTACTGGCCGTCTGTACCGTCCAGCTTCGCCGGGCTTCCGTCCTGGAATCGGTAGTGGTTTGTCGGATCAAGTTTTCTCCGGACACGGTCATCGGTGACCAGGTAACAGCCCAGTCCCAGCGTACTGGGGAGGTCACGAAGGAAGTCGATGTTACCAAAGGCTTCACCTACAGGAGTACTCAGGGTTTCGTTCCAGCGACGGCAAGCAATACGCTTGTTTACAAGGTTGATCGCTTGCAGGAGATCGACGTTCTTTGACTCTCCGGTATGATCCTGAACCTCGACAGTATAGCCTTCTATGCCGCCGCTGGTTTTGCTTAACTCATTAATCTTTTTGCCTCTGGTGAAGGCATCGGCAACCTGGATCAAGGTCGCCTCTTGTGCTGCTGTTAATGCCATAATTTTGATATTGTTTTAAATGAATACTATGTTAGTCTGATACTGCCGTCCGAATTCAGACGGATGGCACCGTCACCGGTTAAACGCATCGCCGGTTCCTGGACTTCGACATCTATCGTTTGATAGAGTTTCGTATTGTTCGTCGGAATCACATGAATTTTCGTGTGACCGGCTTTATTTATCGCCAGTTTGCCGTCCGGTTCCACATATACGGAGTCTCCACCGTTGACAGGTTGCTGATAAATCACGTTCTGAAGCACATAGGACGGAAACAGCCGGGCAGCGACATATTGAACGAATGGATTACGCCGTGTGATGACCTTATTATAGGTCAACTCCATACGAGCAGGCGCCAACAGCGCTTGGCTCATCAGGGAGGACTCGGCCGCTTTCATACTTTCGATTTGTTGATGTCCGGAGACAATCATCTTTTCAGCTTCAACGGCAGTAGCCAGCGTTTCTTCTGTGGCCGCTTTAGCGTCAGTAGTCGCCTGGGCTGCCTTTATTGTAGCACTTTCAGCCCTGGAAGTTGCCTGACTGGCGTTGCTGGCCATCTTTTTTGCGTTTTCACCTTCAGCCAGCGCTTTAGCGGCGGCGGCTGTGGCCGGCTTGCCGTCGGCCAGGCATTTCCACCAGGCAATGTCCGTCACCGGATGCCCGATGTTGTTGTCTTTGATAGATAAATAGCAACTGTCATCCGTTCCTATAAAGTCGAACATGGCATATTTGACGGTTGCGCTATAAGTGCCCTTATCCCTAAAGGCTACCTTTCCTAAAATTCTTTCTCCTTCTGCCATCTTATTTTGGATTAAAAGTTAAATTTCCCTCTGCATCGATGTTGAACATGTCAGCAGCAATCTCATCCTGGTAGTGCATAACCAGTTCCAAAGTTTCAGGGTCGATACTAAAGGTCGGATATAAAACACCCCCCTTTGCCAAGACACCCGTATCAACGTATTTTTTTAATGCAACGTCCCACTTCCACCAGTTGCCATTATCACCCATCATGGTTGGATGATCTGCCAGCTCTTTAGCCCGGTCGGATTGTGTTTTAGCTTCAGCGGTAACCGTTGTAGCCTTACCGGTAGCTTCCTCCGTTTTGCGGGTCGCTTCAATAGCTTTATCTTTTACCAGGATGGTGGCTTCCTTTACGGCGTTGGTTGTGTCGGCTGCCTGGTTCGCTTTGTTTTTAGCGTCGTTAGCGCCGGCGGTAGCCTGAATGGCGTCCGCCGTAGCTTTCACCGCTTTATCTTTTGTTTCATCCACGCTGTTGGCGGCAGCGTTGGCACGATCACCGGCGGCAATCACCTGCCCTCGGACAGCCGTAAAGTCCGCCGTGGCATCCTTCGTCTCCTTTGTTGCCTGCCGGGCTTCACCGGTGGCCGCTTTGGCGTCATCCGTCGCCGCTTTCACGGTATCCAGGGCAATATCCTGGAGAAGTGAAACCGGAGCTTCCACAACCTTCTCTACACCACCGATTTTTTTATATGCGGGAAGCGAGAATACACCGGTCAGGTCACTCACGATTTCAACCTCGGAGACACCCTGCGACTCAACACCCAGCTTTTCCAAAACCACAGGCAACAATTGAGCGGCTATATAGTCCAGTTCTTCACGCTTATATGCCATACCGGTGCCTCCTACTTATTTGAGATTATTTCGGCCACATCAGCAGCGGCGACCGGCATGATTGCCTGTCTTTCCTTTGCGGTGGTGGCAGAAAATGGTTCAAAACTTGTGTGCATACGGTCAGCCGCCTTGTCATAGCTTACGCTGCCCACGTTCTTATTCTCTTTTGAGATGGTTCCGTAAATGTTGCTAACTTCTTCACCGTTTTCTACGGGTACCAATGTCGCCCGGTAGTTTATCACTACGCCGGTGCCTTTCACTTCTGACTGGAACGCTTTCGTTCTTTTTTCTTCTACTTGTTTCATTTTTCGGTTGTATTAACAGTTTCAAGTTCTTCAGCATTTTCAGCCGGGACGGGAGTAAGTGCGCTGATTATCGCTTTTTTCCCGGCACCCAGTATATTATCCGCATCCGTGATAATGGCGATAATCACCGGACGGTAAACTTCCGGTATTTCGACCGGGTTATCATCGTAGTATATTTGCCGGGCTAAATCAGCCAGGCCAATTTCAGCAGTTGAACGGTTGATTGTGTTACCAACCGTATGCCTTACATCCATCACTTCCGGTTCCTCGAATTTCACTTCAACCGGCATTTCTTTAAAATTCACTTTCATATTCTGCATCTTTAAAATGTTAAGACCAATTGCTATCACGGAAAGCCCCGACTATCCACCCCCGGCCGAGCAGGTTCGTAGCCGGTACCGGGGTCATGAAATCTTCTATGTTTCTGCAATCTGCTATTTCTCCCCCGTTCCATTGCACCTTCCCGCCGTTTGAGTAGATATAGATATTATTATTCTGGTCATGGGCATTTACGACCGTAACCCTTTGACTTTTATCCCCACTCAATAAATATCTATATGTGCCAGCCGTCCTGATAATCACCAAATCGACAGGGTAGCCGGCAGCGTCACCTGACGTTCCATACAAGGGAATTGTATAATAGGTTTCGTTGTTGGATGACTGGGCGGAAACAAGAGATACGTAAACCTTTCCGGTTTCATTATTCAGGCCATTTACATAGAAATAGCCATAACTACCCAGTACGACCAGCGTGTTCCGTCCGGAAGCGCCAAAATTCCCACGACACCATATATTTGTTGAATACAAGCGATAATTTCGGTTTTTGGCATAGTCCCAACCTTGATGATACATGTCACCGCTGAACCACATTTTCCCGTCCGTACCGAAAGAAATACCGCCTACGGTCTTGCCTTCACTGTTTACACAGTTCAGTGATTTGAAGGAGCCGGTGACACCGGTAAGGGTGCCGCTGAATTTTCCGTCCACCGCTTCGATGGTGCCGTCCTGCAATACCTTAAACTTTGAATTGACCGTTACAAGCCCTTCAAGTTCGATCCGTTTAGCTTTGATCTTTGCCAGGTCTTCCGTCAGGTTGATATATGTTACCGGGTCTTCATAACCGGATAAATCAAACACCGTCGCCTCCTTCAGGTACCAAGTGACGACGGTATTATAGTCATCATTAGTTTGCCCGGTCGGCACATCTTTCGTCAGATAAAAAAAGTTTGTCGTCGAAAAGCTACCGGAGTCACCACAAAAGACCTGATAACGGTATTCTTTCCAGTCGCCGGTTCCGGTGTTGTCAGTGATCCACTGACTACGCCCGTTGTTTCCGGTGGCATTGCTGGCAAAATTCAGCCTGTAACCTTTAGGTACGTTGGCGGTGAAACGGGCTTCATAAACGGCGTTTACACGGGTTTGGGTGGAGAAGGTAAACCCGCCCAGTCCGGGGCTGGAATTCCCTACTACCTTTTGAATGCGTACCTGGAACACGCCGCTGTCTTTGGCCGTCTCGTAACGTGTTACCGTCACAGCCTCGCCTCCTGAATTGTTATACCGGGAAATACCATTCATACCTTTTACAAACTTCACATCTTTGTTCAGCGGGTAACCGGTAGCCTTATTGATTGAAAGCAGAAGGTTCTTATCTGTTTGCTCTATGGCAGACCAGTGACGGTTCAGGGTGACGTTTATGTCGCCCACCGTCCCGTTAAAGGTGTCTGTCAATACATAGTTCGTGAACTTCTTTTCCACGGCGTTCATACGGGTGCCCATGCTGGTAAGACTTCCGTCGATAGCGTTGGTTTTGTTCACATACGTGTCCAGTGTCCCTTCGGCGGCATTCATCCGGTTTCCCAGACTGGTGGTCGTACCGTCCAGTTTATTCAACCGGGTAGCATAGGTTTCCAGTGTTCCTTCAGCCGAATTCATACGGGTGCCCAGGCTGGTAAGTAGTCCGTTTGCTTTATCTTCAAACTTTGAAAACAGCTCCAGCTCGCCTTCGGCAGCTTTCATACGCAGTCCCAGATCAGCGACAGTATTATTTATGTCATCCGTCTTTTTTACATACAGCCCTAACGTTTCTTCAGCCATGTCCAGATCAATGCCGATCTGCGTGACGGTCGCATTTATCTTATCAGTCTTCTCACCCCACAGGCGTATATTTTCATTAGCGGCATCCAGCTCGATACCCAGGTTCGTAACCGTTTTATTAGTTGCATCTATCCTTTCCCCCAGGAGACCGATTTTTTCGGCCGTCTGCTCAAAGCGTGTGCCTACTTCGATTTTAAAATCATCTAATGGCCGGTTTGTAAGTGCCAGCACGTCGATGTAGATATCACCGGTAAACTTCAGGACAAAGTCGCCGGTTCCATCCCATGAACCGGAATATTCCAGGCTTTGGGTTTCGATGTTTTCCTCCAACGACTCAACAATAAACGGCAGGCGTCCTTCCGTCTGGTCTGACCCTTCAAAGCCGGCAGTCAATGTTCCGCCATTTTTACAAATGTATTTGAACGTCAGATACAGGACACTCGTGGCCGGTTCTGGCTTGCGTACATCGGCGTTTGCCTGGCGGATACCACTATTCTTAATCCGGAGCATGTTGCGGCCATCCAGGTTCACAATACCGGATACCTTGTCTTTTTGTGCGAAGAGGTTACGGTTGAACATTAACAGCTTGCCACCTGCCGTATATGTCCGGATCAGGTTCTCACGTTCCCATCCGTCGAGGTTCTCGGTAAAAGAGGCATTCTTCAGGAAGTTATCCTTCTCACTCATGTTATACGTCTTATTCTGCATATCGATGCGGAACAAATTCTCCATCATGTCGAGCCGGGTCTGGATGTTCTCACCGTTTTTAAAGTGGAACTCACCGATGGCATACAGGTTCTCAATGAACTGGCCGAAACCTTTGAGCCATCCGAACCAGGTATTATATATGCCGGCGAGATTCCCGGTTCTGCTTTTGATGGCATTGTCCGGGTCTGTTTTGGCGCCGTACAAAACGTCCGTATATGGGGCAAAGGCTCCAACGGTCGTGTTCATGATGATGCCTTTACGGTCAGGGTTCGTCAGGTTATCCATGCGTACCAGGACATCGCCCTTTGCAATATCGGCCACGTTCCCTGTAAAACTGTTATAGGTGATCCAGTCCAACCGGTTCTCACCCTGAGCGTCCGACCCGATGCCGCTGCCATCTACAACCAGCTCGTAATGCTTCATTACGTTATAGTCGTTTCCTGCAGCCGGACGGCCGCCAAAGCGTTGGCATTCCAGGCAGTCGTTTACCCAGAATGGATTATACAACAGGCCGCCACCGGTGTCCAAGTATATCTTTTTGTTTGGGATATCCACATGATCCACTTTCATCATGCCGGAAAAAACCGAGTTATCACCCTCGCCTTTCAGTTGATTGATGATCAGTTCAAATACACGGAGCGCTCCCCGGATCGTAACCTCATCGAATTCGGCGTAGGACTTCTTTTCTTTAGCCCCGGCAACATTCATCACTTCCCGTAGAAGGATTGCCCAGCCTTTGCCGTTCAGGAACCCGGACGCAAAATCAGGGGAGTTTACACTGTCATGAAATACACCGGCTCCTTTTACGTCTATGCCCTTTAAAAAGTGGATCAGTTCCCGTGCGGTGTCCTCTATATCTTTCCGGAGATATTTATCATCCAGTTCCCCAATGGCGGCCTCTATCTCTTTGTCAGTCCGGAGAGAGGAATACACGCTCTGATTACTGGCTTCCGCTTTGTCTCCGACACGCAGGATGTCATTGAACAACTTGCCGCAGACTCCCAGCCCCCGCATGAAATTGATATATGCTTTCGCTTCGTCCGGCTGATTTTTCAGAAGGAATTCACGCATGGAACGACGGGAAGAAAATACATTGTATTCACTCGGATCAGCGCTGTTCCAAGACTTCAGTACCTGGAGAACATCTTTATTAAGCTGCTCTTTAAAGGCAGCTTGTATCTCGGTGATGTTATTCTCCATCTTACTCAGTTTCGTGCTGCTGACGGCCATAGAACAGCCGATGTCCATTGAACACGGGTTGTTCAACTTACGACTGATTGATACGACACGACTATCCTGGTACCCGGCATCGAAATATTCACTATAAAGACGCACCCGGCGCCCTATCTTCAGGTTTATTTCCCGTTTTTCAAAGTCGACGTAATCGGTCGGTGCCTTGTAAACAGCCGTATCAATACTATATTTTTTCAAGAAATCAGCAACGGCAGCGGCCAGTTCTTCCTCGGCCAGTTTATAATACTCATCCGGCATCCGAAGGTTATACAGCACATAATCGTTTCCGGTTTTCGGGATCAGCCGGCCACCGGGCAGTTGTTGATTTTCATAAGGGTATTGGTTGATGATTTCAAACTCTTTCGTATCATTATGCCAGTTGACTTCAAAGTCCTGTCCATTGAGTTCTCCGGATTGAAATTTAACCATCTTCACCAAACCGGCGATTTCATAGTCATCAGGGTTAAACGTCAAGCCGGGATCAGTAAAATAATAGATATCACGTTCTACGTCCTCAATCATTTTCTTTTCGCTCCGGACGATACCTACCTGGCCGACACGTCTGGGATAAATATCTTTGAAGGCGGACTCTTCGGAATACTCCACGATGCCCAGGTCTGTATTCTGCTCCACATACTGGGCACCGCCGGGAAGATGTAACCGGGAACTGCCATATTTGGTACGGTCGATATTCCTGGTACTTCCAATCGGATATAACCTCGTGAAAAAAGGCGCATTGTCGTTACTGTCTTTACTGACACTTAACAAGCCTTTGCCATAGCCCAGCTCCAGCAGGTCTCCATGCTCACAACGACATAGGTTCATTGTGTAACCTTCCACCCACCACTCGGTACCGGTACCTTCAGCAAGTTTACCCAGACCATCAAAAACAGAAACGCAGTCATACTCTATATTCAGGTTCGGGGCGTCGATCACCTGGCCGATCGCCCACACGTCGCTCCCGGTTATACGGTTCATATTGTCGATAAACAACTGCAGATGCTGTGCCGGGCTATCGTTCAGTGAGAAGGATGTGGAGTTGTCACCATCTACCATCTTCAGGACGAGTCCCTTTTTTAACTTGGATTCGATGCCGTAAAACTTTACGTCATATTGGTACTCAACGGAGGATTTTTTCTGCGGGCGGTAGTTCTTTAGCAGCCAGTAGCGCTTACCCAGGAAATCCACATAGTCATTCACCTTCAGGCGGATGTATTCGAAGTGCGTAAAAGAGAGGGTCAGCACGTGGTCTGACATCAATTCCTCGTTTACGGTCGAACTATCAGCGGGAGGTACGGATGCCCGTAATGTTCCGTTTTGACTGTATATCTTAATTTCCATTTGAATACTGTTTGAACACTATTTGAACGTTGTTTAAATACTATATTGAGGGAACGGGTTCCCTGAATTTCACTTTGAACTTTGCGGCCACCGCTTCACCTTCCAAGGGCGTGAGCTGATCATATCCGGAACACTCCTTATAATACATCCGGTATGTTCGGTTCAGTTCCGGCAGCCGGATTTCCAACCAGCCGGATTTCAGTACGGCCAGGAAATCCTGATACTTTTTTATGAAGTCTGCCTTACCGTCAGCGACAATGGCGAACTGGAGTGTGACATCCCTCGCCTCAAAGGCCGGCGTTAATTTATCCGGCAGTTTCTCGCCGTCCTGCTCCCGGAACGTAACCGCCACATAGGCTTTCATCTTCGGTGGAGTCAACAGGGCGGCATAATTGGTGTTGTCACCGGCTTTGTCTTCCGTGAGGAAAGCGCCGTAATTCTTATAGACGTCGCCGCCATTGATGTAAAGTAATCCTTCCAGTATATTCATGGCTACTGTGTTTTTATACCATCCCTCCGCATCGTTGTGACTTCGTCGGAAATGGTTTTTAATTTTTCATTGCATCCGGCCGTATTCTCGGCTATCTCTCTCAGGTACTCCGTCGACTGGTGCAGCTCATCACTGACATACTGCACGTTTTCGTCTATATTTGCATCATGTTGCTGCACGGAGGTAAACAAACCTTTCAGCTCGGTGCCGGTTTCCTGATCCATTGTCTGGAATGATCCGGACTTTCCGCTTTGCTGGCTGTCTCCGTCATCCTTCCACAGATTGAACCCACGCTTTGCGGCCTCGGATTTCCAATTTTCCATAAACTCTTCGGCGTTATCCATGTCTTTACCGATGCCGGCATAGAAATCACCCATGATGTTCATAGCGTCTTTCGCTATCTGTTCCTCCGATTTACCGCTGCCATAGGCTTCCTCCAATTGCTTCTGCAGCTTATCAAATTTGCCCGCAAAAAAGAGGGAATAGGCTATCTGCCGGCCGAGGTTCTCCAGCACCTCGGCACCTTTGTCGCCGAAGCTCTCCCAGGCATCACTCCCGGTTTTGATAGCATCCACGATGCTGTCCATCATGCCGTCACCCAAAGAGCCAAAGGTATCCTGGAGATAATCCCAGAGCGCCTGCTGGGCTTCGTCGGCCTGTTCCTGTAAATCAATCAGGCTTTGCAGTAAGTTCTTATTTTCGTCCGACATGGTCTGCGTGCTGATGATCGTTTTCGCACGCTCCATGTTCAGACGGTTTTCCCCGTCAATCAGGTCAGGGTAAACTTGCAGTACACCGGTATAGATATCCTTTCCTTTGCCCCAACCAAACAAACCGGTTTTTTTATGGCCGGTCTTAACGGTGACATTATAAAGCCCACGTATTCCCTGTTCATAAGCCGTCTTTTGCTTATTGAATTCGTCCAGGCTGCCCTTCAGGTTAAAGGGGTTGAGTCTCTTTTCGGGGGCTTCACCTTTCAGTTCATCCTTATATGCCTGTATGGCATCCCGGTACACTTGCACAGCCCTGGCCGCCTTTGCAATCGACTGCTCACCGAAGATGTTCTCCGCCTCTTTCATCAGCAGGTTCTGCTGGAGTAACAGCAGGTTGTATTCCCGCTGCATGGCCAGTTTGTTGGCCGCTACTTCCGCCAGTGCCTGCTGGTGTCGTTTTTCCGCCTGGGCGCCCATGCTGAAGATGGCGGTCATGATCTGGATGGCGGCACCGACAATAGCGAGAATAACGGATGCCTTCTCGACGGCGGAGATACTTTCCCCGGCGCTCACACTTAATGTCTTTATTCCGTCAATCATGGCGATGGCACCGCCGGCAACATTACTACATGCCTGGAGAGCGGCTTTCGTCCCTTCATCCAGGAAGTCCATGCTGTCGATCATGCCATCTATCTCGGCTTTACAGCGTTTAATGGCCTGGGAGTTTTTCTTCCATTTTTTGGCATCGTCCGGAGCCTTTGTCTCGTTCTCCGCCTTCACGTATTTTATCTCGTCCTTCAGGGCGGCTACTTTAGCACGGGCGACCGCTGTCTCTTTGGAATTTTTACCATTACCCAGTTCGCTGTCATGAAGTGCCTTTTCTGCATCTTCCAGCGCTTTCTCCAATTGGGTTAGACTCATGCTGCTCAATTGGGACATCAATGCCTGGAAATAGACATCTTTCTCGGCATATACCCGGTCAAGTTCAGCCAGGTTGTCATTCTTCACCTGCTCGGCCTGCACGATGGCTGCGGCTATCTGACCGTCCACGTCGGCGTTCTCTGATGTATTGTTTTGCAGGTCATAGTATTGCTCCTGGAACTCATGGAGCATCTCACCGGCAGAACCGTCAGCATCTACACCGACACTGATAACGATACCTTTGGTGTCGGCGGCCAGCAGATCATCGGCACCATTCAGGACGTTATCAACGTATTCCTGCAGCTCTTTTTCTGAAAGCACGGTACCATCGGGCAATATCGGCGTGACAAGTATCTCCGTTTTCTTTCCGGAGGCATCCTCAATGCCATACTGGCTACTGAATACGGTAGCGATACCTTCACCGGCATCTTTCCAACCTGCTTCTACTAATTTGGCTGCGTCGATCTGGGGACGGGCGAGCAGGTCTACATTCCCGTTACCGAAAGCGGCGGTCATCTCATCGCCTATTTTTTTCAACCGGGCGGCAGAAGTTTGCGCCTGCAATTTGGCAATATCATCCTGGCTCTTTTTCTCAATATCCAGACGCTGCTGGGCGAAGTTGCGGTAGGGTTCCAGAAGTTTCTTTAAACTGTCCTCCCTGTCCTTCCGTTCCTTCTTATCCAGTTCCTCCAGTTCCCGGTCATACAACTGGGCGGCTTTCACCCGCTGGACACCGGCCTGGGCAGAGATAATCTGTTTTTCTTCGGGCTTGACTTTTACGCCGGCCTTTTTCAGCTTTTCATAGATGGCCAGGCGTTCCTTTTCTTCTTTGTCAATCCGTTGTTTCTCCAGTTCGAATTCATGCGCAGCCTGGGCACGCTGTTTGTCGTATCCGTCCTTTCGTAGAGCCAGGGTTTGCTCTTCTATTTTCATACGGGCTTTGACCTCCAGCTCGGCCAGATTATTGGCCGGTTTCTCCTTCGGGTCTTTCGGATCAGGCACGAAGTCGCCCAGTTTCGACTTTTTCTTCAGAGCGGCCAGTTCGTCCTGGAGCTTGGAGGCTTCATCCAGGTACGCTTGCTTTTCCTCTTTGGCAGCCTTGACGGCTTCCTCTTTTTTCCACTTACCGTTATTACTGTTTTTATAACCTTTATTGGAAGAGAAAAAACGGTCTACTTTACCTCCATATCCCCACCAGGTATCGTACTCTGCCTCCGGAGTGGCTTCGGCTTTATTAACCTTTTCATCTGCTTCGACGGCTTTATTCACGAGGCTCTGGGCTTTCGCCTGGAGGAACAGCATTTGAATATAGTCCTCACCCTTTTGCTGCAGCACGTCGTACCATTCACCTACCGTTTTGTAATAGCCGAACGTTTCGCCGTACTTACGATTTAACTCTTCAACCTTTACCTTTTCCTGCTCTTTGGTGCCATTAAAATCTTTTAGGGCACGTTTGGTATTATCAATCTCCACACGGGCTTTCAGCATCTCAGCACGGCCGTTCTTCTCAATTTCGACACGTTCGGCCGCTTTGGCGGCTGCTTTGGCCTGGGCATCGGAGTATTTGTCCCAGGCAATGATAAGACCGGTAACAACGACGGAAAGCCCCAGGGTAAGGGTTGCCATCAGCGCTTGTGCGGCAACGGTCGATATGCCCAGGGAAGCAGCTAACCGGGTATTGGCGGCCGTGAGCATGTTTTTCATTTTCACGACAGTCACCAGGCGAAATGCGGAGTCCTTATTCAGGGCATTCATCACCTGCTGGAGTCCCATCGTGATGGCCATGACGCTTTGCACCTTCGTCTGTATTTTGATCAGGTCTTCATTTTCGGAGGCAAAAACGCCCATCACGCCAGTAGCGACAGTAAAGCCGCCGGCCAGACCGTTCACGCCGGAGATGACTCCCTGCAAATTGGCGTCATCGTTGGCCAGGATGTTCGTTTGCGTCCGGAGATCACCGATCGTATCAGCCAGGTTGGCGGCTGCGGCTGCCATCTTCTGGTATTCCGGTGTGGTCTCTTTTCCTTCCAACCGCATTTTCGCCATCGCATCCTGCATTTCACGGAGCTGCATGGATAGACGTTTACCGGAGGCACGGGTCTGCTCGTATTCTTTCTCCACTCCCTGGAGCGCCGCTTTCTCTTCGTCCAGGCACTTTTTACAAGCGTTGATCTCAGCCAGCATTTCAGCCTGACCGGCTCCCGGCGCCATCTTGGCATATTGTTTTTCTAAATTCTTTAAATCCTGCTCTACCTGGTTGATGACAGACTTCTGCTCGGTGATTTTCGCTTTCACCTGGTCAGCGGTCTGGGCTACTTTATCACCCATAGACGTGGCTGCCTGGCCGGCTTTATCCAGTCCGTCAGTCAGTTTGTCTCGCATGATGAATTCTATCTCAACAGGTTTCATATTACTTTTTTAATCGTGATTGAAAATAGCCCAGGGCACCGCTGCCTTGACCTTTTTTATTATTCTCTTTATTTTTACCGCTGACATAACGAACGGCATCGGCCGACATCATGACCAGGGTTTGATAGTTTACTTTCCACATTATATAATATAAACTCCATCCGGTAGCAGTAGCAATCTGCCAGATGACACCAAAGGGGCTATGGGAGCCGACAACCCGGCCACTTAACTCCCCTTTCCTTTTTGGCTCAGTTTCGGCCGGAGCGGATTCGCTATTTCGGCTGATCTGATAATATTCATAAAATCCTTTGTCCCCAGCAGGGTGATAAAACGGAGGTTGGCACCCTGAATAAAAGCGTCAGGAACAAACCAACGGATAAACCAGGCCATAAAGGGCGAAAGGAACCAACCGGAAAAGGCGCCCCGGCAAATGGTTAGTGCTATCATCTTACTAACCCGTGCCCCATGTTTAGCCAGGAAAACCATTTCTTCGTGTTTGTTGAAGGCTTTCATTTCTTCGTAGGTGAACCCGATCTTCAGGTAGTGCCGGGCAATCCTTATCTGATTGCCCAGGCACGGCCGTTTCATTGTCATGCGTAAGGCGAAGCGCTTGCCGGTAAAAGGTATTCTGACCGCTTTTAAGGGTAGGGAAACACCTATATCCAGCAGCGCTTCCGCTGCTTCCAGTTCCACATTCATATTTTAAGCGCCTCCTTCAGCCGGAATGTCATCGATGGTGAATGGATCGCTACCATCGGCCGGTTCCGCAATACCCAGTTCGCACTTGATTTTAGACACGCTGGTCAGGTTCAGGTTCCCACTGATATACGCCGACAACATGCAGTTCGGGATCGTAACACGCTGTCCGGAGTCCGTATCAATAGTTACTTCGCCGGTAATGGTAACCAGCTTACTGGGAGCTGCCCAGCCGGTTGTCTTTTCACCCGTCTTTTTGAGGGTACCGCCCATTGTAGCCTGCAGGTTCTCGTAGTTGAATTCGATCAGATCAAATGTGGGTTTTACGGTACCGTTGCTCTTTGGAATGATTTTTACCGGATAGCCCTTTTTTTGGGCGGCTCTGATTTCGGTAGTCTCACCTTTGGCTCCACCCCAATCGAACGACTCATCTTCGATATAGCCCAACGACTTACCATTGAATTTAAACTCGTCCAGGCCGTACATGAATTTTTTTTCCATCTTATTTTCTCTTTAAAATGATTAGTATAATGATTGATAATACACCGGAAACAAAACCGATTGAACACCATTTGAACGCTGTTTGAACACCGTTCTTTTTCACTTCGGTGAGCTGCTTGTCTGTGTCACTCCGGATGCGGGTCAATTCCTTTTCGTAACGTTCGCACTGAAGCTGCAGGCTATCGCAGGATGCTGCCACGTAGAGGGTGTCATTCCGGGCGGTAACCTTTACCCCGGCCTGTCCTTCCTTTCCGGTAAAGGATGCGCCGGGAGGCAAGCTATGGAGGCTCTGCGTCGGTATCTTCAGCTCTACCCTCGATGCCGGTACCGGGATGTTGATCATCTGTCGGATTTCTTTCAGAAGCACGCTGTCTCGGACGACTCTGGTGTTTTCGGTCATTTTCTTCGTACTTCCGCAGCTCACCACGAATAGGGCAATCAGCGTAATGCTTACAAGTGCTGACCATCGACATAGCTCTCTCCAGACGGGAGATCGCACGGTATAATTTTCTATTTTCATTCTGTAACGATTCTAACGTGGTTTGTAAGTCCTCACTGGTGGACTTATAATAATCAAAAATTTCCTTTTTTTGCCTGGCCTTATTCACCTTCCTGTTTACAAGCCATGTGCCCAGTGAGAACAGGCAGCCGGAAGAAATAAAAGCGATCAGGAGTTCAAGCCATGTGTACATGATACTTTTCCCTTTCATTGTTTAATTAATAAATCCCAGCCGGCATTCACATCTGCCATGTTGGCCGGCACTCCGTTTTCGACTCTGCTCATGGCGGCAGCAATCCGGCACATAATATTCCGGTTATACACATCCACTACCTGGTCGGGCTGTACACCGGCACCGGCACAGACTGCCCGGATGTAATTGTCCGTATGGTTCTCGCAGGGAGGCGCCCAGCGGTTGATCATCTGACTCACTGTTTTGCATCCGTTCAACCGGGAATAGTTCTGCAACAGCTTCAGCATGGCACGGTAACCGTAAGCCATGCTGGTGAACTGCTTGAAGGCCGGATCAGTGGAGGGGACTTTCTCCCCTTGCCACTTGGTCGGACTTTTACGGATGTTGCCCGGATTGTTATTATTCAGTCCCCTGCTCATAATCAGTTACCGTCCTCCTCGTCGATGTGCTGAAGAACTTCTGCCGCTACACTGCCGGCATCCGGGTCGCTACTGAACCAGGCTTTCCCGTCAAAGTACAGATCAACCGTTTTGCCGCCGCCGATCATCACGTCACCGATCGTGATTGTTTTGTCCGCAGATTTATTTACGACTCTCAGGTGCGCTCCCAGGACAGCAGCGTCACCGGTGATGTTCCAGGAAGCATCGGCCGCCGGGGTGGCTTCAATAGCTGAAGAATAGGCGCTCACCGTCACAGTGGTACCGGTCAATTTCGCCGCCTTATTCTCACGAGTATCCATCAGGACAACCTCTTCACCGAAAGCGATGTTTGTATCGGCGGTCATCAACATCTTGAAGAAATAAAGCTCGCCGGCATTTTCCAGTTTGTCGATCTGGATCACGTCCATGTCGTCCTGAAGGTTTACGGCACCCCAGGTATTGGAGTCGATGTCCATCGTGGCGATAGTACCGATGATAACTCCGTCAGGCCATTGTGATAACGGCACAATGGTGGTGTTTTTGAAACGCTGGGCGTTTTGGTCTGTCCAGTTGGCGCCTTTTGCGGTCTGGGCGGTCAGTTCGTTATCATAGGTATCCGCATCGTTCACGCTCATGATATATTTGAAACGGGGATCATTACGGAGAACCTCCGGAGTAGCCTGGCGGATAGCCTGCATCTTTTTAATCATGCTGGTCTCTTTCGTTTTTACACGGATCACCTCCGGATCGGCAAGCATACGGGTGAGGATACCGTTAAACAGGTGGTCATCGTCATCACCGTACACACCGTTGATGAAGTGTCCGCCCAGTTCGAAGTTCACCACTTTGCCCATCTCATTCAGCAGTTCATTCTGCCCTTCAGGCGGAAGTTCCAGGAACACCAGGTTTCCTTTAGGCTGCCATTTACGCCAGATTTTCTGGAAGGTACGGGGATTAAACGTGGTAAAGGCCATGAAGTCCATCGGGATCAGTTCCTTTTCGTCATACTTGAAATCGCCTTTGGAGTCGGACAACTTCGGCATTTCTTTGCGCTTCTGCAACATCTTACCCGTTTTCATGCGGGGAATGGAGAATTTCTTCGTCACTTCCGGCTCCAGGCGGATCAGTCCTTTCTGGACGAGTTCATTACCGGTTGATGCTTTGGTGAGCAGCTTTTCCAGTACCTCACCGTCGTAATTGGTATTTACAATAATAATTGCCATATAAACATTTGTTTTTAGGGGTTACACTTCGTATCCGTTCTGCTTACGGATTTTGCTCATCTCTGCATCCCAGGGACTGGAACCGGAACCATCGGCAGGCTTACGCAGGTTGTTCATGACACGACGCTTTGCCGGCAGCGCTTTCAATGCCGCCTCGGCGTTTGTACGGTCGGATTTCAGTAAAGCCTTATAAGTGGCTTTCTGAGGTTCGGTAATGCGGCCTTCATCGAATGCGGTGGTTACAAGGGCTTCGATTTCCGCCTCTGCATCAGCGGCCGCTTTGTCCTCATACACTTTATTCTTTGCCTTCAGGGTGGTGACCTCGGTAACAAGGCCGGGAACTTTGTCCGCTTCTGTCTCCAGGTGAGTGATCTGGCGGAGTACGTCATCATCCGTCGCACAGTTCTGGAACGCCGGACGCTTTCTCAAATCATCTAAGTTCATTTGATTTTCATTTTGTGACTGGCTTTGCAGTCGGTTATTAAAAATGGTATATATCTGATCCGGCGTTGAGTCTTCCGGAACGGTTTCTTCCATGTCGTAGATGCCGTCAATCAACCCGGCATCAAGAGCCTGCTGGGCAGTCAGCCAATGGTCGGAGCCATCAAAGTACGCCGCTTTGATTTCTTCCACGCTCTTTTTACAACGGGCAGCGAGCATTTCGGCCAGGGTACTCTCCAGGGAGTCAATCTGGTTAATGACTTCGGCCAGTTCTTTCTTATTTCCGTAGGCACCTCCCTGGATACTATGTAGCATCAGTCTGGAAAAGCGGCTCATAAAAACCGGCTTCCCGCACAAAGCTATGGCAGAGGCAATGCTGGCGGCAATACCATCCACATACAGCGTTATATCCGATTTGCTGTTACGGAATGCGTTAAAGATGGCAATGCCGCTATACACGTCACCGCCGTTGCTGTTTATCCTGGCGTCTATCTTCTGATATAATGCCTCCATCTCCATCAACTCCCGGACAACGTCACCGCTGCGTACTTTGTCGTAATCACCGATATCGCCGTACAAGAGAATACAGCAGTCCGTCTTACCCGGTATCATATTAAAAAATTTGCTCATGCCTTATCGTTTTTAAGTGGTCATTTGCGGCAGTTTCCCTGCCCGATTACTGCGCAAATTTGAGCTAACTTTTACCGTTATGCAAATCGCAAAAGCATGATAAAACTTTAAAAATGAATGATATGAACATAGAGTTGCATGATGCGTATCCCGTTTTTTTTCTCCCCTTTATTATGACAATTTTGCCCTAAAAAAGAAGCTGAATATGGCAGAATTATCGAATAAGCAAAAAAAAGGAATGGGCAAAATTGCTCTTCATAAAGGAGAACCTTACACAGGCGGAAATAGCCGAACGTGTAGGGATTTCACGTATCACCATTAACAAGTGGATCAATACGGAAAACTGGGAACACCTGAAGGCGTCTATCACCATAACAAGGGAGGAACAGCTAAAAAGTTTGTACCGTCAACTGGCAGAGCTGAACACGGTTATCGGTGACAGGCCGAAGGGAGAACGCTACCCGACCACACCGGAGTCGGATACCATTTCTAAACTCGCCAATGCCATAAAAAAAATGGAAACGGAGGCCGGACTGGCTGATATCACGTCCGTATTCAGCGAATTTTTAAAATGGCTCAGAACTTTCGATCCGGAGCAGGCAAAACAAATCTGCCCGGTTCTGGATGCCTTTGTAAAATCTAAATTATCCTGATATGGCAAAAAAGAAACTCACACCTAAAGACCGGCAGGCGCTGGACGTATGGAATGAACTTGTTGCCTCCATCAAGGAAAGCTCGGACATTGATCCATCCGATTCGGTTGCTGAAATTGAGGCACGGAAAAAGCGGCTTGAAGCGGATGACGAAGCATGGTTCCAGTATTACTTCGCTCAATATTACACCTGTGAACCGGCCGATTTCCATAAGAAGGCTACCGCCCGGTTGATGTCGCACAGTCGTTGGTATGAAGTGCGTGCATGGTCACGGGAGCTTGCCAAATCGGCACGGAGTATGATGGAGATAATCAAACTGGCTCTGACCGGCAAAGTCAGAAACGTACTGCTTATCTCAAACTCGGCGGATAATGCCGAACGCCTGCTGCTGCCGTTCATGGCCAACTTCGAAGAGAACCAGCGTATCATTCAGGACTACGGGATACAGAAGAAACCGGGAAACTGGGAGACAGGAGAATTCACCTGTATGTGCGGATGCTCCTTCAGGGCTATCGGTGCCGGACAATCACCCCGTGGTACACGTAATAAGAACTTCCGACCGGACTTTATTCTCATTGATGATATTGATACGGATGAAGAATGCCGTAACCCGGAACGAATAAAGATTAAATGGAAGTGGCTGGAGGAAGCATTGATACCGACAATGTCCGTATCAGGTAACTACCGCATACTGTTTAACGGGAACATCATCGCTGCCGAGTGCTGCATCACCAGGGCTATCGCAAAAGCAAAAGAATTAAAGTCCAAAGGTATCGGACACGTTGATATCATCAATATACGGGACAAGAACGGCGTGTCCGTATGGCCGCAAAAGAACTCGGAGGAAGATATAGACCTGTTTCTTTCGCTTGTTTGCGCCTCGGCCGCACAAAAGGAATTCTTCAATAATCCGGTTTCGGAAGGGGAGGTATTTAAAGAGATCACTTACGGCAAAGTGCCTTCCCTGAAAAGATTTAAATTCCTGGTAGTATATGGTGACCCGGCACCGGGAGAGAATAAGACTAAAAAAAGCTCTACAAAAACCATCTGGCTCTGCGGGATGCTGGATGGCACCTTGTACGTGATAAAGGGATTCCTTGACCGGGGACTGAACAGCGGGTTTATAGATTGGTACTTCATATTGAATAAATATGTGGCAGGACGGACTACGGTCTATAACTACATAGAGAACAACTCCCTGCAAGACCCTTTTTTCCGGCAGGTATTTATGCCTTTGGTTGACCAGAAAAGGAAGGAAAGAAATGCGTCATTAAACATCACTCCCGATGAAGAAAAGAAAACGGATAAGGCGACCCGTATCGAGGCGAACCTGGAGCCTCTGAACAGGGAGGGATACCTGATCCTGAACATTGACGAAAAAGAGAACCCGCACATGAAACGCCTGGATGACCAGTTCCGGCTTTTCGACCTCTCCCTGAAATTCCCAGCAGACGGGCCGGACTGCATCGAAGGGGCAAAGCGGGTAATTGAACGGAAGATGGAACAACTCACGCCGGCCGTTGCAATACCGGTAAAAGCACTACGGAAATTCAACAAATACCGCCGATAATACTCACTTTTAAATATATGACAATGGGCAAATTCATTTCAAAAACAGACTTTGACGCCACCGTACATAGGGATATTCTGGAAGCCATTACACGCCAGGACGAGACGGTGGTTGAAATTTGTACGGAGAGGGCGATCAGCGAGATGCGCTGCTACCTCTCCGGACGCTACAACTGCGATGCGGTGTTCTCCGCTACCGGTACGGAGCGTAACCAGCTCGTACTGATGATGTGTACGGATATAACGGTGTATCACCTGTTCTGTATCCATAATCCGCAGAAACTCTCCCAGATGCGTAAAGACCGTTACGAACGTGCGGTAGAATGGCTAAAGGCCGTCCGCAGGGGAGATATCTCCGTCGATGGACTTCCGCCGGCCGAACGGACTCCAGAAGAAGCGGTGGCCTGTTCTCCATACCAGATGCGCAGTAATCCAAAACGTATAAATCACTTTTAATCATGGGAAAGAGTAAGAAGAAATTCAATAAAATAACCGTCCAGGGTAATGTCGGAAGGCAACCGGAAAAGGCCGGTACAAAAACCATCATACTGACCCAGGCACGTCGGGGGAGCATTGATGTAGGCGATTACATGACTGCTATCAGGGCGGCGGAGAATGTGGACTTCCCGTCCTGGTCTAAGCTGTATGACATCTACGATGACGTACTGACTGACGGGCATCTCTCCGCCGTTATCCAGAAAAGGAAATCGCCGATCCTGAACACGCCGATCGAATTCAAACGTAACGGCAAAGTTGATGAAAAAATCGGGGAGCAGTTACGCTCGCCCTGGTTTCGTAGTTTCCTCTCCGACCTGCTGGATACCGTTCAGTACGGAACATCCACAATGCAGTTCTTTCGGGATGGGGAGTGGATCGGCTACGACCTGATACCCAGAAAGCACGTAAATCCGGTAAAGCGTATCATCCTGCGCCGGCAAACGGATATCACCGGGGACAGCTTCGACGATTACGCCGACCTGGTGTCGATTGGTAATCCTCGTGACCTGGGATTATTGGCGAAGGCAGCTCTTTATGTGATTTACAAACGAAATGCGATGGCTGACTGGGCACAATTCATTGAGTTGTATGGTCATCCCTTAAAGGAGGGAATATATGACGGCTGGGATGAAGAGTCACGCAGGAAAATGACGGATGACCTGTTCAATATGGGCGGGTCGGCAGTCATCATGCACCCGAAGGGCACGGAAATAAAGATACATGATGCCGGCAGTAAAGCGGCCAGTAGCGATCTTTACAAGTCATTCCTGCAGTTCTGTAATGACGAAATCAGTAAGTTGGAACTGGGTAACACGCTGACCACCGAGGCCGGCGATAAGGGCACTCAGGCACTGGGTACCGTGCATCAGAATGTGGAGGACAAGATTGAAAGAAGCGACCGGGAAATGGTGTTAAACGTGCTGAACTACGAATTGACGGATGTCTTCACGAACCTGGGAATGAACACCACCGGCGGGGAGTTCTCTTTTGTGGTACCGCAAAATAAGGACTTGTCGGCACGTATCCTGATTGATACGCAGTTGAAAAACATGGGGTTGCCTATTTCGGACGATTATCTTTATGAAACCTACGGAATTGAAAAGCCGAAGAATTACGAGGAACTGAAGAGCAAAAAAAACATGCAGCCGGGCGATCCGTCTGAAAAGCCGGAGGACGGACAGGAGAAAAAAGAAGCGGAAGAGGATGACAGCGCCCAGGAGAAGATAGACAAGAAAAAAGAAAACTTCTTCAAAAATTTGTTTTCCGGTTTTTTTCCGGACGCCCCCAAAGGAGACCAGGGGGCAGCTTTAGAGTTTTAATGAACGATCTGTACCGGGATGCCAGGAAGGTTAAACCGGTTGAGAGCAGCTTTACCTTTGATGATGAAGCCCTAAAAAAAGCCCTGAAGCGCATATATGAAAAGGACGTGAACCCGATGGGCGACATTGAAGAGAATTTATTCAATGCGGTATTTGATACAATGTCATCGGCTGTGGATAAAGGGTTCGGGGTTCCGGATGCGACTGATCCGGACATAGACTTTTATAAGGCTCTCAAAAGTGATGCCGCCGTGTTCTCCGCATTCAAGACACACCGGTGGCAGAACGACATCGCCCGGCAGATGCTCGATGAAAAAGGGAACCTGAAAAGTTTCGATCAGTTTAAGAAGGATGTGGCCAGCCTGGTAGACCCGCAGCATAAGGACGCCTGGCTCAAAACGGAATATGACACGGCCATACTCCGGGCACGCCAGGCAGCGGAATGGAAACAGTTCGAACGGGAAAAGGATATACTTCCGAACCTGCGCTGGATAGAGAGTACCAGTATCCATCCCGGAGCGGATCACCGCCAGTTCTGGGGGGTGATACGTCCGATCGACGATCCCTTCTGGAACCGTCACCGGCCGGGTGACCGCTGGAACTGCAAGTGTGGCCTGTCTGCTACGGATGAACCGGAAACGCCTGAAGCAAATCTTCCGGCAGGTGGGGCTGATGATAAACCGGCATCCGGTCTGGGTGGTAATCCGGGAAAGACGGGGAAGCTCTTCAGCCGTGATCATCCCTATGTTACCGGGGCATACAAAGGAGCAAAAGAGGCGGTTGAAAACTTCATCCGGGAAATGGAAAAGAAGATGGTATCACCCCAAATGCCGAAGGCTCTCCGGACGGATGGCGAGTACCTGAAGGATAAGAAGATCGTGTTTAAAAAGAAATTCTTCGACCTGATAGACAATACTCCAGGTAAGGATGTACGCTTTCAAATTGATAAAAACGGCAAGGGATCGTATTATATGCCGGACACGACGCATGTACAGGAAGGGCGTAAGGTGGTCTCTGTACCGGAACCGATGCGGCGCATGGTGCATATTGCCGAAAATGCAAGGAACCAGGCGAGCGACTGGCACCGGGAGAGTGTGGTCTATCACGAATTCGGGCACGCCATCGATGCGCAGCGCAACATGTATAAGAGCCGGGAACTTCTGGAGTTGATGGAAAGGCAAAGGAATTTTATGAATGAAAGGCAGACCTACATGGTTCGGAAAGAAACGTATAATCCTGCCACGAACCGGTATGATAAAGTACTCACAAAAGTAAGGATGTCACGTATTGCCTATGCTGACGAACGCCTGAAGGATTTACAGCGAAAACTATACCGGATGGATATCAAAACATTCACCCGGCGGGGTATTACTAAAAGCGATGTAATGGAGCAGATCGGGTCTGCCAGGGATACCATAAAGGCTCTTAACGTGAAGTATGGCTTCGGTCATGACACCGCATATTTCAAAATACCGGGAATGGCGGAGAAGGAATTTATAGCGCACTGCTTTGAAAACACGTTTGTCGGGAATAAGGTCTTTGAAAAGTGCCTGCCGGAATTATATGCAGAGATGGTGGAATATATAAAAGGACTTTAGGCAATGGTAACCTCGAAAGGACAATCAAGAACACCGGCGGCCTGCAGGGCGTCGTCATATCGCAGCACGATACGTTTACCCTCACGCTCGCATTGTTCAAGCATAGGGAAAAGCGCATCATTGAGTTCCATATATGCCGAAAGCACCGTGTTACGGTACTCCTGGTCTTCGCCGTCGAACGCATAATGTTCGAACAGAGCATCACCAGACATACGGGATGTGTCGATTTTCTGCTGCATATCTATTGATTTTTCGCAAATATACAATAATTATTTTATAAACAAACGCTTATGAACTTAGAAACATTAAAAAAGGGCAATACGATCCAGGAGAACATTGTCTATCTGACTAAAAAACTGGCTCTGTTGACAGAGGCCATTAACGGGATCACTGAGGAAGATACGCTTTATACGGATATCAGGTCAAGTGCGTGGAATGAAAAAATTATCATCGGTGATTTGGTGCCGGGCAAGGAAATATTAATCCTGTACCGGGATAGGGTCAGGAAGAAAATAGATTCCCTGGAGACGGAATTCGCAGCTCTTTAATACCGTTCAAACACTATTCAAACGCTGTTAAATGGAGATAAAAGATTTCGTCAGGCAAATAAAGGAAAAGCGCAGGGAACTGGATGAACTGATGCGCCGGAAGATGCCGGTACATGCCGGGCGGCTGGCTAAAGACCACTACCAGGAGAACTTCCGTAAAGGAGGGTATGTCAATGGTGGCCTGAAGAAATGGAAGCAGGCCAGGCGGCTCTCTTCCGGAGGAAAGGATGCCGGCAGCAATTACGGCACGCTACTCAGTTCCCGGAACCTGTTGTACGGCTCAATCAAGTATATACCATCGGCCGGAAAGGTGAAGGTCTGCAATGACCTGGTATATGCGCCGGCGCATAATTGGGGAGAAACATTGCATCCGACGGTTACGGCCAAAATGCGGCGCTTTGCATGGGCGAAGTATTACCAGGCCGGCGGAGGCAAGAAGAAGGGCACAGAGGGCACGAAAAACGGCGAGGAAGCCGACCCGCCGGAGGCTGTCAATTGGAAGAGGTTAGCGCTTACCAAAAAGACAAAACTCTCCATTAAAATGCCGAAACGCCAGTTCCTGGGAGAAAGCAAGGAACTGGATGAAAAGATCGCTAACAAAACAGAAACGGAAATCCGTAAAATTTTAAATTCTTAAAAATGGAAGATGTATTTTTATCAATCCAGGAAAGGATTGCGGAAAGCCTGCCGGAACTTTCACTCGTGGACGAGGATTACGGCCAGTTGATTACTGACGAGGACACATATCCGGTTACCTTCCCGTGTGTGCTGATGGGAGACATTGAAGCTGACTGGGAGAATATTGGTGCCGGCGTGCAAAAAGGCGTCTGCAGTATTACCGTGAAGTTGGCTATCGACTGCTACGATGATACGCATTATACCTCCGGAACGGCAGACAAGATCCGGGAGCGTCTGGCGCTGAACAAACGATTATATAAAATGCTTCAGGGGTTCAGGAATTCCAGGGAGATGAGTGCGCTGATCAGGACGAAAAGCACGGATTACTCGCTACCGCACCAGGTGAAGGTTTACGAGACCACATTCCGCTTTACCTACCATGATGACAGTGCGGCTATTCGTTAGTAAAAAGGGTAAGTTGTTCAGCCGTAAGACGGGGTTTCTTTACTCTGGGTACAGGCTGGACAACGATATCCGTAAGTTTCCGGCAGTTGTTCCGGATGATGGCCATGATACGTTCCTCGGAAATGAAAAATTCCTGCTCGGACAATACCTTCAGGGCATCATCGAAACGCAGGCGTTGCACTTCCGTCCAGTAGTAGTACCGGCGGAGTAACTTTTCGTCCCGTTTTGCTATCAATTCTTTATTCCTTCCTTTTGGCATCTGGCTGTAAATCTTATACAAAAGTATGTTTTTTATGTGAGAAAGCTGAATGATGCCCATTAAAAAAGCCTGTAAACATCAAATTTACAGGCTCTTATTAACCGGGTTAAGTTACTACATCGTAAGCGGCTCACATTTATCATCCCTCCCTACTACAAACGGCCTTACTTTTGTGACAACATGGCTACTTACTTTTACTTTACCGGTTCCCTTACAAAACCGGCACTCACATGGAGGCTGGCTTTTGTCCGTCCGATTGTACTGGAGACCGGTACCGCCGCAGCTCCGGCAGATCGTAATGTGAGGCGCCACCCTCCGGATCACCGTCCGGACTTCCGGGTCGGTCATTTCTGCCTGCTTATCCAGGTACCGCTGTTTCATTTGGCCGATGACGCAGTATTTATACGTCTTAGCAAATCGTTTCTCAGGGACTGTCCCTCTGTTTTCTACCATATCGGCAACAAACAGGAGCGTTTCTTCACCCCATCGCCTGGCGTTGGCAAGCTGCTCCGGGGTTTCACAAGAGTCCAGCACCCGAAGGATGGGTGCCAGTTTCTCGTTAAACATTTTTTCAATCTGTACCATACGCAACATTACATAGCCGCCAGGGAAAGCGGAAGTTTCACTTCGTTGCCCTTTTCATCCTTCAGGGTTACTTCGATGAACTGGCAAGATGGAATCGGACGATACGCCGCTTCTATAATACTAATGCCGTCCAGGAACATCTCATTCTGCTTTTTGGCTGCCAGCTTTTTCAACTCCAGCACTTTGCTCGCCTTCAGGTTGCCTTTGCGGTCTTTGGCCAGCAAACCCATCACCGTGTCGATCAGGTCGGCGGAGTCTTCGTCTTTCGCCAGGGAGTTCAGGTACTCCTTAACCTTCGCAATACCGTTATTAACCGTATCATCCCAGCCTTCGTTAATGCGGTTTCCCAGAGTGATGGACATCAAACCATCCTGAGTGGTAAAGGTGTTGCTGCGACGATCGGCTTTCGTCTTGAAAAGATCATCTTTCATGTCGATCAACGTGTCGGCAGCCTCAAAAACGGCTTGCTTGATCAGTACCATCTGGCTGCTCAGGTTCTGTAACTTTTTCACATTACTGACTACAAATTTATCCACGAGTTCTTTGTAGGTTTCACGGTCTTCCTGAATTTTCAGTTTCGCTGCTTTGTCCTCTGCTTCAAGTCTGGCACGGAGTTCAGCTTTTTCTTTGTCTGTCAATTTTTCGTAATCCATAATCTTTGTTTTTAAATGGTTATTAATCTTTTGTCACTTTGTATCCATTTTCTCTGAGATATATTGCTACATACTCATCGTTACCGACATCCTTAAGAACATCAAAAAGGTAAGATTCTACATATTTGGCAACTGCATCAGCATTTGCGTAATCAATATTTTGCGAAATAAACTTCGCTTTCTCTGTTCTTCCTAAACCTCTAAAGGCTTCTTCTATTTTGCTCATATTTTCTTGTTTCGATTATTATAATGTACCTACAAACTCACGTAATTGGTTACGATAAACCTCTCTCTCTTTCTCTTCCTGATCGTTTAATTCGGAATAAAGGTCATGGTCGAAAAGTTCATCAATTGCATCCCGACACATCTTTTGTAGTTTCTCAGGTTTAACCGCATCTAACTCTACTTGACCTAATCCATCCCAATTGGCGGTGCGACTATCTGTTTCTTTAGCCGGTGCCGATGGCAGTTTCCATTCAATTACCTGATGTTCCATTAAAGCAATTCGACGCACTTCAATACTTTCGCAACCAAGACGGCGAATGTTCTCTTCAATAGCACGAGGGATATCTTCACCGGATGGATCGTAGTCTCCGAAATAGATTATTACAGGTATCTTCCCTCGTAACTCAGCTTCTTTAAAACGCTGTGACGCTTCGTTTAAGAATGTTAGTGACGGATAACCTTTGCAAGCTCCAAGTGCGACATAGCTACGTGTACATGGACTTTGGAATACCCCTTGAAGGGCTTTCTTTTCGATGAATACTTCTGGGTAATAAAGCTGATTCTCCCATCGGTTTTTATAGTAGATATCCATCCAGTTCTTTATCGCCTCTTTGCCTTCTTCGATTGAGGAGTAGAGGTCTGTTTCCTCATACTTCGTTTTTCCAACCATTGTACGGTCAAGGTCGGAAAACGTATCAAAGTCTACCAATCCAGCCCAGCGTGCGTCAATCATGGCAGATACAACACGTTTATAGTGCTTAATGCTATTTGTCATTCCAATTGATACAAGTTGGTAATGAAGACCACGAAGAGTCAGTACTCCTTTCTCATAACGACTAACAATTTCTATGGCATTGTCCGTTATCCACTTTCGTGTAAATTTATCTTTCGTTATTTTACTCATTCCCCAATAGTTATTAGTTAATCCCAAAATCCTATCTGTATCAATTCGTCGCCATTCTTAACAGCTATAATGCCTTTGCCTTCCTCCGTCTTTTTGAAATTATAATCATCATCTAATATCCGGAGGAACACTTTCCCGTAATCAGAGAATTGAGAATGCTGCTCATCATTGAGAGCAACGGCTTTCACCGTTATTCCATTCTTATCCACATATTTAAAAATTACACCTTTGCTCATTTTTATTCAGATTTAAATTATTATTCATCGTCGAAATCTTCATGATGCAAATTATATCCAGCCAGAACAGCCTTCTTTAATTCTTCCCGGAGATCGCAGTTTTCAGACCCAGACGAAAGCATCCGGTCGGCTATTTCGTATGCACGTTCTTCCAAAGTTTTTTCACCAACTTTGGAATATTGGATGGTCATGCGTGTATTATATTTCTCGCCTTCGCAATCCATAGTTTGACTTAAAGCTATTTCTGCAGCATTCATCCGGATAGCTTCTTCTGATAGCGTCATAAGGATAAATTGCATCAACGTAAACCTTTCTTTACCACCCTCTTTCGCTGCATTATTTAAGAACTTGCAGACCACTTGGTCTTCTTCTTTTGTCAATTTCATAAATTCATTTTTTACTTTATAGAATATTACTAAAAACCGGTCTTTCCCGGCTGTCAGCCTTAGCTATGCGATAACTTCAACACTGGTGTAGGCATACACAAGACACCCTCTTAATGCGGGCAATGGTGTCCTTAACCCGCCCCGTTCCTTTCATTTGTCAAATGTTCCTTTTTGCTTTCACTATCACGTCGAACAACGTGTCATATACAGCGTCATCCGGATCGAAATAAGGAAGGGCATCTTCGCAGGCGTCGAGCAGTTCTGGAGCAGCCGCTATCAATGCTGCATTTTCCTTCTGAATTTCGGTTCCTCTTTCATGACCACCGACCGGCATGGGGACGATGGCGACCGGGCGTTCTATGGCGTCATCCACTTTTATCATGATGGCGCCATCCGGGAATACCGGAGTATATGTTTCCACGCCTTTCCACTTCTCTATTTTATACTCAGCCGTTTTCCCTTCAGCAATTGCCTGTTCCTTTTCAAATGTTTCCAGAAACAAACAGATTTCACCGGCAGTGGAAAAAACACCGTCAAACAGTTTGTACATCAACTCTGGTTCCTCCTGCCATATTTGGTAAGCTATCACCTTTTTGCCGGCACCTTTCATCCAGCCAGCTTCTGCATGTGCAGAGCGTCCGCAGGGAAGCATCAGGACGCACACGTCAGCCCACTGCATAGCGTCAAAGTCCGATTTGAACCCGGCTTCAGCGATAGGATGCGTGAGAGCTTGTTTGTACTGATCCACTCCCCACTGCTGCCAGTCCTCATCTATATCCGACCACTGGAACCCAGTGTGTCCGGCCGGGTGTCTAAAGTCATATACCTCATGTCCCCGTTCCCGAAGAAAGCGGACAATGTCCGGCTGGTATTCGTTTCTCCAGCTACTTGCTACATAAATCTTTGCCATAATCACTTTTTTTAATTGTTAAAATCACTTTTGATATAATTTGCACCCGGTTCTTTCCTTCGCCTTCAGTAAAAAATCAGCAGCCTCGTTACTGTCTATCGTTATCCTTATCGCCGTCAGTCCTGCCGTTTTAGGCTTTTGAACCTGGAAAGAGCAGGGCTTATCGTAATACGTCCACCAGTAGAAGAACTCCGCCATCAGCGAGTCATCAATGCTGACAATGAAATTTACCGGGTCTCTTTTCACGGCTCCTTTGTTGCTTTAATCGCCTCCAGCAACATGGAGTCAGCCATGAAAACATGTTCCCGTAAAAGGTCGATCCGGGAACTCTGAAGGGAGTCCATGAACTGCAAATATTCTACTTCGGACTCCAAGGCACCGACCCTTGCACCTTGCTTAAAACCGAAAACAGCCATTACAGCACACATCACAATGAAAGCCAAAACTTTAAAACCTTTTTTCATACTATTCTTTTTTATCTGTTATTAAAATCAATCCTATGCCTCCGCATCGGGAACAGGCCACCAGGATCGGATCATCTGTCTTTATTATTTCACTCCACCAGTCCAGGATCAGTCCCCTGCCATTGCAGCAGGGGCAGATACACAACCTCATCAGTTTAGTGACGTACTCGGAAACGTTAGAAGGCTCGCCAGCAGCTCCGCTGAAATGTCTGGTTCTGGCTCCGGTTGTTTTACCGGTACCGGCTTTTCTTTTGCCTTACGGGCGATAGCTTTCAATTTAGGCACCAACGCTTCCAGCTCCGGGATAGTCAGTTTCCTGAATACTTTACCAGCGATACGTGCGTTGGAACAATAGGCATCCACCCGATCCCAGTCCGTTGTATCCACCCCGATTACCTGAAGCCAGTGTAGTACTTTTGAACGGTAACCTTTAATCCGGGCGGTGAACTCTGCCTCACCGGTACTGCCGTCAATCGTTTGCTGCATAGAGGCGCACATCGCATCATATTCACTTTGCTTCATCTCCCGCACAGAAGAACTTCGGTTCCCGGTATATGTAAGTACCAGTTGTTCCTTCAGTCCGTCTTGGTAACCGGGCATACGTTTTAATAGCGTGTAAAAACGTGTAAAATTGGTAACCTTAGTCATTGTTATTCCTCCTTGTTACATTCATTTATAATCGCTTTTGCCAGTTTCACGGCTTCACTGGCTATCACCTCCCGTGCAGCATCAGCATCACGGTTTGTCCGGTTGTCAATGTTTGACATCATAGGAGCATTCGACACCATCGCCTGGGCGATACGCACGGACATATACTCCAATTTTGTCAGTCCTTCATAGTCCAGAAGTTCCTCACCAATGATAATCGGTTCCCCTCCAGTCATGTCTTCATTACTTCGTCTAAAAAATCCTTCGTCTGGGTTCATACGTTTACTTTTTATCAGTTTGTTTACTATTATCCGGAGACCAGTGTATCGTAATTTCCGCTTTCAACTGACCGGCTCCGCCACATACCGGGCATGGGTTGTCTATGTACTCATCGTATCCGACCTGTGTAGGAGTGAAAGCTCCCCGACCATTACAGTAGCTGCATTCATGCCCTTCGCTTGTACAATGCTCATCATGTAAGCGGCCTAAAAATCGGCCAGGCTCAATGGTCAACACCTCACTTTTCCGGCTCATCGTTAGTCCAGATCAGGGGTTTCACAATCTTTCAGCTCCTGCATGGTGTACATGTTATCAAATGCCGGATCGCATTCGTCCGACTCATATACATCGTCATAGGCTTCCTGGCAAAGTTTTCTTTGCTCGGTGCATTTAGAGTCTGCGTAGTTCTTCATTGCGTCTACCATTTTCTTTAGGACTTCGGGCGGAAACTTCCTGCCCAACTCCTCATTTTTCTTCAGGCTGAATGCCTGGCGTAATGCTGATAATGCTTCCATAATCTTTCTTTTATATGGTTTATATTCTGTTATTCTCCCCAGTATTTGGAGGCACCCGCCTCCCAGATAGTGTAATAATCCGCAGTTCCAAAAAAACGGCCTTTACTGAAAGCTCTATATCCTTCGACCCATATTTTCAGGGAAGCGTCGTACATTACACTTTTGGCACTTCGTCCGGAGGGGTTCTTTCCGTCAGCATGACTGATAAAGATTAGCAGCTTATTACGATGTTTCGCTTTTAGCTTCAGGTATCCTTTGTAGGTCAACTGCGTATATTGAAAACTGTCGATGATGACAAAGTCCGCACTTTTACGATCCATCAGCCGGTCGCTCAGTTCCTCTATTGGTTCGCAGTTCAGTATCTGCAGACGGCCGTTTGACTGGATCATATTAAGCCGGCGCAGCGTATTCTGCATCGTGAGGCTGGTGCCTTCCTCCAGGCTGTCGTACAATACCTTCCCATACTTACAAAGCTCTGCGCACAAAGCCATCACGAAGGTACTTTTCCCGTTTCCGGAATTCCCCCAAATAAACCAGACACCATAAAACTCCGTTATGCCAAAGGTATCGTACCAGGCTCCTGTCATGGTTAGCAACTTCTTTTTCATCAGAAGTATCTCCGACACAGAGAACGCACGCTGACGCTTCTTCTTAGGGGCTTCCTGGGGTGTTTCCGCTTGTTTCATTCTTTACTACATTACCCGTTCAAACGCTGTTTGAATAGCGTTTGAACGACGTTTCTTTTATGCCGAACGGCGTTTCTTTTCGATCTTTATTTTCTTAGCTACCCGGCGCATATCATTACCATAGGCATCGGCATCTTTTACAATGGTATCCAGTGCCTTCTGGTCATTGATACCGTTACCCATACATACGGCATATACATCCTTGGCCGTGTTGGCTGAAATCTCGTAGAACTTCCTGCCGATGCGGCTGTTTATTTCCTGGTAACCTCTTTTATTATGGTTCAAGCCACTCTCCATGCGTTTTTTGATATAAGAGGTTGAGAGGAAAATGATACCGGCTTTATCCCGGAGCTGATTGTATATCGTAATGAAGTAATGAAATACCAGGTCTGTCAGCTTATCGCCTTCATCAAAAATAAGGAGCGGACTATCCATCTGAATAATGCGGTCAATGATGGCCTTTAATGTTTCACGGATATTATGCCCGTCCGGACTGATCCCGACCGTAGCGGCCAGTTCACGAACGAAATCACCCTTTTTCATGTCTTCGCTGCAGAGCAGGGTAAACACCTCTTTATGATTACCCTGGTACACGCTGGCTGCTGTCGTTTTTCCGCAGCCTGAGTCACCTACTACCCAGGTGACATCCTGCCATTCCTGCGCATCCCTCATAGCTGCTATAATTTCATGAAGTGCGGTCGTCTCTACGATCTGCATACCGGTGGTCTGCTGGGGTGTACCTACCTGTGCGAGAATGTTCCGGAACATGTCATCCGAAATATTGTCATACTTGCTATGCAGTATCGGAGAAATGGTTCCAGCGCTCACACCTCTCAGGCTGGCGGCTGCTTTATTATTGCTTGGATATCGTTTGCAGTATGCTGCCAGCATATCCCGGATAGCGTCTTTTTCGTTCACTGTTAAATCTTCCATGATGGTAATTATTTAATTGTTAATATTTATCCAATAATGCTACATCGTTAAATGTGAGGTTGCTTACCTGTTTACCCAGCAATCCGACATCTACCAGCTCTTCGTGTGGTTTGGCCTTCTTTGTGGCTTTATCCATTAAATTCTCGGTTGCTACCACACTGAGACCCCGCATCTTCGGGCGATTCAATCCGAACTGTTCTGGGGCTACGCCGTGCTTCGTTTCCAGTTCAGCAGCGGCCAATTGAAGATTGACACGTTCCTGCTTGTTTCGGATATCCATGTTTCGGATAAAGTCCATCTCTCCGGGCTTTTGCTCCTGGATGTTACGGTGTATCGTGACATAAGGCTCTGCCGTAGCCACGTACCTCATACCGCTGGTCTCTTTTGTGTAGAGCCGTACCTGGGTCATGTCCTCCGGATCGTACATCGTGTAGAACTTACGGAAGGTGTTCTTCCGGCGGAACTCCAGGTCTGGCATTTTGTCTGTGCCCAGTACCTCGTAAGTATATTCTTTCTTATTGATCGTGATGGTGATCCCGGAGTCTGTAAAGAGGGAGGGTTTCGGGGTGGTAAGCCAGAACATCTCTATCATATCCAGGTAGTCCACTGCTGTAGTATCCGGGTTCACGGAGTTCTGGTACATTTCAATCCTGGCAACGCCGGTAGCCGGATGTTTGGCATGGTTCCACTTATCCCTCGCAATGGCATAAGCGACTTTTAGCTCTTCCAATGTGTAAAGGCTCTCCTTATTGGCTGCGACCCGTTCCAGGTTCGGACGGCTCTCTTCTCTTTTGGCAGTTATATTCTGGCCGGTGAAGCGCCAGTCCTGATGCAATATTTCAGCCTGGAAGCGGCCGAAGGTACTCTCTATCGTTTTACTCTGACCGGAGTAAGGGGCGGTAAATCTGAAAATGTGGCAAATACGTTTGAAGAAGTCCGTAGCCTCCAGTTTTTTGTGACCTCCCTGGTTATCAGTGACGATCTCGTAAGGGCGGCAACCAGCCGTTTTAATGGCCATACGGAAAGAGTTATATTGTGCCTCGTAGTTCTCGCTATCGCTGATGAAATATCCCAGCATGGTCTCGCTAAATGCGTCCATGACCTCATACACCTGTGTGGTACAAACTTTCAGTTTCCCGTCTTTGTCATAAGCCTTATAAAAGAGGTTCACCTTCGTACCATCGGCGTACCAAAGGGAATCACGCATGGACGGGAGGATCGTTTTGTTTTTCCGGGAATACTTCTGGTGGGCTGCCAGTTCTCCATGCACTGCATCGTACCACATGCGCTTCACCTCCGGACGTTCCAGGAATGTAACGAGTGAATTTATGCTTTTAAGCGGTTTCCAGCCCTTCTCTAAAGCAATCCGGTTATACTCCCTGAATATCTGGGCATTGTTGTACACGGGCACCATACTGCGCTTTAATGCGATGATTTGGTTTCCGGCCTCTTCTGTGATCTTCAACGTATTCTCATTCCCGTCCTTACCGGATATCAGGGAAACGTAACCGTTACGCTTATAGGCATTCACCTTTTCACGTAGTCCTTTTACCTTGCCTGGCAGCGTATGGTTATAATCCGCCCGGTACGATTCCACAAAATCCAGGGCTTTCACCCATAAATCTTTCGGAATGCCACCACCCAGGGATTTGACCTTTGCGGTACGTTCATTCAGCGCAGCTATTAATGCGCCCAAAACAGAGGCGTTAATCGTGTACTCTTCTATTTTTGTATCTACCAGGTTTTTGCCGTTAGGCAGTATGTGTGCCATGTAGAAATCACGTGCATCCTTATCTATTTTCAATACTTTCTTGTCCATATTTTCTTGCTTTAAAAGTTCATCGGGATTCCCGTGTATTATTTCAAAACGTTTCCGGAAACGCTCCGGGAGCGAGGAATACACCACGAGAGCATACACACCCAGACCTCCCGCTTTACGAGCGATGCACAAGCGCTTACGAGCGCATAGCTGCTTGTAATTTGCAAGGCTCATCACCTTTTCGTCATTATAGGTGTCAGTCAATTCCTCGACCGTTACGCATATCATTTTATTGTAGTATTCCATCTCTTTACAATTTACTTCCCGTTACCGGGTGCTGTCTGATTCGCTATCTTCAAAGTCTGAAAAGTACCCCCATTGATTATTCATGTAAATAAACAGGTAGTCAGTTTCTCCGCTACTCGCCTGATAACTGCTCCGGCTTCGGTAGCTCTGGCAGGCATTCACTTCTGCATTTTGTCCTCTGTCCCTTATTTCAAAGACACAGGTTTCAATGGTACTATCAATATCCAGGAGGTTGCCACCGGCGAGCAAAGCATTGATTTTATCTTCAGTCCGGTAATGGAGGCTTAATATCCTTCCAGCGTATGCTGGATCGCCGTCACGGAAACAGGTGATACAGTCAACTGATCCGTTCTCCCGGAGGATTCCTATTTTACATGTGGTACTCATAGCATCAGGGATAATTCGTCAGCCAAATTTTGAGCAGTAGCCTGGATGGTTCCCAGTTCGACGAGGGTAGGGTTCTGATAGGTTGTTTTCAGATCGCCACCAACATACATGCTTACCTCTCCATTCTCCAGGTTTCCTAACAGTCTGACCTGGGCACCAAAATTCTGGATCATGGTGCGATCGGCTGTATTGAATATTGTATCGCAGGATGGTACCGCACCTGGTTTACACTTTGGATCAGGATACAAAACGCCACCACGTTCGTATGCGGCAGCTCTTAATATCCGGGCAAAGCCGCTGTTTGTCGTAAAGTTCAATGCAGACCACAAAGTCTCCTTCGTCGTCTTAAAGGTTTCAATCATTTCTTTCTTGACTTCCACCGGAAGAAAAATCTGTTTTTCAGTTTTCATATTCCTATATGTTTTTTCGTTAGTCATTATCAATCCATTGTCGGATAAATACTTTTCCGTATATTTGGGGCGCCTTAACCGGGTTAAGACGTTGCAAATATAGTATGAAGATTTCATACTACAAAGTAATAATCGTAATATTTCATACTAAAAGTGCTATATGTCGGAAAATATCAGATTTTTTAAGATTGTAGAAGCTCTAAAAGAACAAAACCTGCTTACGGACTACGTACAGCTTGCACAGATACTTGAGACAAACAAAGCAGGTATTAGTGATATAAAAAAGGGGAGGAAGAAACTCTCTATTGAAACACTTAGGAGTATGAAGAAATCATACCCACAGATTAGCATTGAGTATATAGTCATGGGAGATGGAGATATGTTTGTTACTCCCATATCACATGCCGTGCAGGAAGATGTGATAAGTGACAGCCCTATTATTGATAAACTATTTGTAACTATTGAAAAAAAAGATGCAAAAATAGAGGAGCTATTGAAAGAAAACGCCCGATTGGAAGAACGACTCCGATTAGTAGAACATGATACAGATTTTGGAGATTCTGCAGAGACTCCTGCTTCTACCGAAAGCAGTTTGTTGCAGAACATCCCTGTAACATCTGCCGGTGCCCGTTTAAAGGAATAACAAATGAAAACTAACAGGATACAACATACCTCAAATACCCACCTAAAAGGCGCTATTATTACTAAAAAAGTGGCATCACGCACGTTTTTAGTGGATGTTTTACCCGTGCTTTATTCTTTATTGCACTATAAATCAACGTTATACATCAGGAATTTATGTGCAAAACAGTCTATTTTTGTGGCATTTTGTACCCTTTTAAGCTGTATTTTGTATATCTTAAAACATAAAAAAGAGGTATTTAACCCCTATATATGTACCTTTTCTATCTATGAACCCTGTATTTTTACTGTAAAAAGTGTAACCCCAAACGTAACCCCAAATACATATTTTCGTTTTGAGTTTTAAAAACATGTAACCCCAAACTGTAACCCCACATGTAACCCCAAACTGTTTTTTGACCGTTTTGAACTGTTTTAGGAAATATCCATAGTAGCTCCCATTTCTCTCCAATTCTTCAAATCTATCTCCAGGAATATGGCATGTAAGGCTTTTCTTTTGTAAGGGTAGTCAATCCCTCCACTACAATAATAAAAGCCGTTGTAAGGCCAGAAAATAGGCTCTACAACGGCTTTTAGCGATGCTCCAGTATAAAACTACCAGTTCCTCTTGTATTATATATCTTTTTTCGTATCTTTGAATAGTGGAATACTTCTTTCCAATGCGCTGATGTAAGCACATTCATTCAAACAGGTGTTCAAATAGGCCATAAGTGTAAAGCAGAAGTAAAGCAAAGTAAACCATTCGTTTTGAGGTCTCATGCACTACAGTCGTGCAATATCTGTTTAATTATCAAACCATTACGCCTCAAACACTCACATTCAAACTTTCCCATTTCGTTCTGTGCCCCTTACCAGAAGATCATCGTTTTCAGACAACAGGCTTTCCGGCGGCGAAGAGGAGGGCGGTGATGCCGGTATCAATATTTTAGCCACTAACAATAACGCTACGAGCATCGCCAACCCGTAGAAAATAAATCTTTTCCTTTCCATAAACAATCTTTTATTTTTAATTCATTCAGTTTTCCCCGCTATGGCGTTGGACGCTGCGAATTTATCATATTCATTCTAAATTTAGCGAAACGTATAACATAAATTACAAATCATTTTGTATCTGCCTTTTCTGCCTGAAAACAAGTGATAATTTTGATCATATAAAGTCCGGTAATTAATTAAATCATTACCTTTGCCCCAATCTAACGCATAAAACATAGTTTTCATGGATAATACGACAAAATCACAAATTATATCCCTCATACATCAGGAGGTAATTCCTGCTATCGGCTGTACTGAACCTGTTGCTGTCGCTTTGGCTGCTGCCAAGGCTGCCGAAGTTTTAGGACACCGTCCCGAAAAGATCGAGGTGTTACTTAGCGCCAACATTCTGAAGAATGCCATGGGCGTAGGAATTCCCGGAACCGGAATGGTAGGATTGCCCATTGCCGTTGCTTTGGGTACGCTGATCGGAAAGTCTGCTTACGAACTGGAGGTGCTGCGGGATATAACGCCGGAAGCTCTGGAGTTGGGAAAGGCCATGATAGAGAATAAGATTATCCATATTGCTTTAAAGGAAAATGTCGACAAATTATATATAGAGGTTATTTGTACTGCCGGCGAAGAGACGTCGAAGGTTGTCATCTGCCACGAACATACGCATATAATTTATGTGGAAAAGGATGGGGTGGTACTGACCGATCTGCGGAAAGAGTTATCCGGCGATACTATCTGCCACGAGGAAGAATTAAAATTATCTTTTTCTACCGTTTATGAGTTTGCGATGGAAATGCCGCTCGATGAAATCCGTTTTATCCTTGAAACTGCCGATCTGAATAAGAAGGCTGCACAAGCCTCTATAAAAGGTCATTACGGGCATACTGTCAGCAAAACCGTATCCGGAGAATACGGACGGAAATATATGGGCGATTCGGCCTATACACATATGTTGGTGATGACGGCTGCTGCCTGTGATGCCCGTATGGATGGAGCGATGATCCCGGTTATGAGTAACTCTGGAAGCGGTAACCAGGGTATTGCGGCCACGTTACCGGTTTTATCTTTCGCCGAAGACATCGATTGTCCGGAAGAGCAGTTGATACGCGCCCTGACACTTAGCCATCTGATGGTTATTTATATTAAGCAGAGCCTCGGACGATTGTCTGCTCTTTGTGGTTGTGTGGTTGCGGCTACCGGTTCCAGTTGCGGTATTACTTATCTGATGGGCGGTAATAAGGCACAGATTTCGTATGCGATCAAGAATATGATCGGAAATATTACGGGGATGATTTGCGACGGGGCTAAGCCCAGTTGCGCCTTGAAGGTTTCGAGCGGTGTCTCTACGGCAATGATCTCCGCTTTGATGGCGATGGAGAACAAAGTGGTGACTCCTGTGGAGGGTATTATCGACGAGGATGTGGATAAATCGATCTCGAATCTGACAGCGATAGGTTCCCGTGGAATGGAAGAAACAGACAAATTGGTATTAGATATTATGACAGGCAAGTCTTGCTAA